TGCGGATCATTCCTGTCTGCCCTGCCACCCGGATTTACCGTAAAGTCAGACGCGAAATCCAATCGCGCCAGCGCATCACGGTAAAGCAGTATGAGGTACGCCGGCAAGCCGGTTGCCTCAGTTAATAGTCTGGCGTGCATGACCTTGCTCAGGCTGATCATCACGCTTGGATATGTATTGAGGTCGCACTTGCGCGCCTTCACCTCGGCAAAGCCTATCGGCTGGTTGTCGCGCCGCAGCAGCCAGTCGAGCCTGTATTGCACCGGCAGCTTGTAAACCTCGACGCCGATGTTCTGCAAGGCGTCGGCGACCAGCCGCTCATTCTTGATGTCGTGATCAGTCTCGTATTTCGGACGCATGCGCCAGCACCTCTCGGATGATTGTCATGCAAGTCTCGGTGTCCATCTCCACCGCATATCCCCAGTCGAGCGTCACATCCTCACGCATGCCGATGTTGCCGTGCGGATGCCCCAGATCGACCAGCACCTGCGCCGGCATACGCCAACGCCACGGCATGCGGTCGTACTTGTAGACCAGCAACGGCCACTTGTTCGCCGCCGTTGCAGCCTTGCAAACCTGATCCCACCACGCCGGCCTTGCACTTGTGCCTTTAGCGTATGCCTTGCACTCGATTACCGCCGGGAAATCCATATCAACGCACAGCAGGTCGCCACGGTCGCCAGATCTCCATTGCTCTAGGTCGCGCTGAAACTTCAGCCCAAGCTCTTCCAGCAGGCATGTGGCAACGGCCCTCTCGAATGAGGATCCTTTGACACGGCTGTTAACCATTGCGCCTTGCCAGCTCCAGCATTGTGGCACGCGCCAGATCGTCGTCTGTCGCCTTCTCCAAGCGCCGGGTCAGCCCCTCGTCGAGGATCTCGTCAGCCAGTGACGACAAGCTGCGGTGCGCTGACAGCTCCAGCGCGGCCCTCAGTTTGTCGTGCGTGGATCGCCGCAAACGTAGGTGGACATTGGGATTGATGGACATCGGACTACCTTTTTTCAAAAAATATACACAACCACCCTTGTACCAGATCGGTTTAGTGTGTATATAACAATTGAGAGTTAGTTTTAAACAAGGGAGACAGAGATGACCACACAGACACAAGCACCGCAGATGGTTGCCAAGCGCGTAGCCCCTAATTTTCCGGCTTGGGATCTTTTTGCTGACGGCGTCAACGTCGGCGTGATGACTGACTTTGAGGGCGAAGGCCCAGTCGCTACCGTCCGCACCCAGACCAAAGGTGAGGAGCGCGTTGAGGGCGACGACATTAACGAGTGCTTGGTCTACGCTCGTGCAGCCTTTGAGCTGGGTCATGCGACTTACGATCCTTACTACATGACCGAGGAGGAGGCGCGCGAGGAGGCCGAGGCCGAGGCGAAGTGGGAAGCAGAGGTTGAGCGCGCAGCCGCCAACTACTGGGAGAACCAGATGCCGATGGCCGAGGTGATGGCCGCCGAGCGCGAAGAGTACGAAGCAGCAATGGCGGCGGCTTAACGGCCCCGCCCCAACCAGCCACCAAGGGAGGTTCCTATGGCTAACAAAATTCGCCCCATCGTCCGCGCCGCTTTCAAGGTCGATCAACTCTACTACCAGTTTGTGCGACTTGACGTTGAAGACGGCCTGCTGGTCACCGGCGACCTCAACGAGGTCAACGCTCGTTACGATGATGACTACATCATCGGCGAGGCTGAGAACCAGCTTGACATCACCGAGGACAACCTGCGCTCAGGTTGGACAGGTGAAGACCTCCGCGTCCACCAGCGCGACGCTCGTCAGCTTCGGGCTTTCTTGAAGCGTTTCAAAAAGGCGGCGGCCTAACGGCCCCGCCCCCACCGGGAGATCAGCATGACCCAATACATCGCTTACTACCGCGTCAGCACCCAGCGCCAAGGCCAGTCGGGCCTTGGCTTGGATGCCCAACGCGCCGCCGTCGCTGGTTACGACACCATCGCAGAATACACCGAGGTTGAGAGCGGCAAGCGCACCGACCGCCCGGAGCTGGCCGCTGCCCTCGCCCACGCCAAGGAGACTGGCGCGACGCTGCTGATCGCCAAGCTGGATCGCCTCGCGCGTAACGTCCACTTCATCACTGGTCTGCTTGAGGCCGGCGTGCCTATCGTCTGCGCCGACATGCCGGAGGCCGACCGCACATTCCTTCAGATGGCCGCTGTATTCGCCGAATGGGAAGGCCGCCGGATCTCCGAGCGCACCAAGGCAGCACTGGCAGCAGCAAAGCAGCGCGGCACCAAGCTGGGATCTCCCTGCCCGGCAAAGGGCGGCGCTGCTACCGCCGGCATTCGCCGCGACGCCACCGCTCAGGTTGCGCCGCAGGCGATGCCGGTCATCACAGCATTGCGCAATGCAGGTCAGAGCCTGCGTGCAATAGCGTCGGCATTGAACGATGCCGGCATTCCCACCGCAATGGGCCGGCAGTGGCATGCCAGCTCAGTGCGTAACCTGATCAACGCATAGGAGGTTTCAATGCGTAGCATGATCACTGACTTTGTCGGCATGTTGTTCTTGGCAACACTGCTGATCGTCTTCGGCACTAATGCCGTCACAACCGAATACAATGTGTGGGCGCTGATCGCCAAATTTGGAGGAGCATACTAATGACTGACAACTACATCATCACGCTGGAATGCAGCAAGGACGCGCTCGGTGAGCTGATCGCCACCGGGCTGGAACGCCACGCCACGATCACCAATATTGTGGCCGCAACAAAGCCTGAGCCAAAGCCGGTCCACCGCGTCACGGTGCAGGTGCCGGATGAAAAGCCAAAGCCTGAGCCTGCATCACAGCCTGTCTTGCGTGGCGTATACCATCCCGGCCCCCGCTCACGCATCACCCGCACAAGGAAGGTGTCGGGCTGGGACGTGTATCAGATCATCGTCGGCAGTTTCCACCCGCAGAAAACATTCAGGTCCAAAGATCTTTTGAAAGAATGCAGACGCGCCGGGTATGACATGACGCTCAACTCCACGGCTTCTCACATCCACCGCTTCAGGGAAGCCGGCCTTATCACCAAAATTGGCGGCGACCGCGTCAATGGCTTTGTCCATAGCGTCAACCGCGTCGTCACACGCACTGAATTTGAGAGGAGACGCTAGATGGTCGGCAAGCTAACACCTGATGGGCAACTCTCAGCCAGTAGGGTGCCAGTTCTGCTGAACGCCTCGCCATACGCGACGCCTAACGAGCTGTTGCAGGAGATGCTGGATCTGGATGCCGGCGGCGAGAAGCAGCACCTGCCGCAGAATGACGCGATGTTCTGGGGCGACACGCTGGAGCCAACCATTCTGCGGGAGGCGGCCAACCGCCTCTCGCTCACCGATGTCGATGTCGATATCAATGTGCCATTCCAGCACAAGGATCTGCCACTGGCCGCGTCGCTTGATGGCAAGGCCACCGGCACCGGGCTGCTGAAGGCAGATCCGGAGCGCAACATTTACATGCCACAGGGCGGCACGATAGAGACTGCTGGCAAGGTCGGGCTGCTGGAGGCCAAGGTCACATCCTCAATGCCCTCAGAACGGCCCCTGTGGAGCCGTGGGCCGCTCCAACTACAGGCACAGCTTATGTGCTACCCCGAAGCGTCTTGGGGCTGTGTGGCGACGTTGTATCAAGGCACAGCCCTGTATCTGTATCTGTACCGCCCGGACCCGGTCGTGCAGATGCAGATACGCGATGCCGTCCTCGACTTCGAGCGTCGCAGGAAAGAGCGCGACTACTACCCGGCCTACTCTCCGGGCGATGCTGGCATCGTCTACAGCTCTGTGTCGCCGCAGGATCCACCAGTCGAGATCGACCCGGATGCTGACGCCGACGCGCAGATCGCACTGGAGCAGCTCGTGCTGGCACAGCGCAACAAGGCGGCGGCTGAAGAGGATATCAACGACGCCACCACCACACTGATGGAACACATTGGCAACGCGCCCGGCGCTTATGGGCTGGTCGGCAACTCCAAGTATTTCATCAAGTGGCCGAGCCGCACCTACAAGGCACAGCCTGAGAGGGTGGTGCCGGCAAAGCCTGAGCGCACGATGCGTAGCAAGACACTGACCGTCAAGGAGATCGATTAATGCAGACCCTCACACCACAACAGCAGCGTGTCTATGACACTATCGCCAAGCACCAGCAGGACCACGGCTACACGCCCACCCTGCGCACCATAGGCGAGGAAATGGGCATCAGCCAGTTCACCGTCAGGGTGCATCTCGAAAAGGTCATACAGAAAAATAGGGCTAGACGTGTCGGCACGCGGCACATAGAGTTGAATTGATCCGGTAGGATCGTTTCCTCCACGACTGACCCGGTGGCTTGAAACCACCGGGTCTTTTTTT